GTTTCTCCTGCATCGGTAAACACCCGACTAAAATCAATCACACCAGGATATCCACTGCCAGGGTATATCCCACCAAATTCCTCATAATAATCTGCATTTGAACCGACCCCTTTAAGTAAACCTATTCCTTGTGTAACACCGATAAAAAATCTGTCTTTCTGATGCAGTGCTCCTACAGGAAACATAGGATAGGATGTCGGTAAAATGTTTAGGTTTCTGGATAAATTATACGCATCGGTAATCTTTTTATTGATTGCGGAATTCAATTGACCTTTGTAGTTATTCGCGGCATCACTTTCCCCTGAGGGTCGTAAAGTTATACCCTCAGATTCGATAACATCCGCTATCTCCTCTTGTATAGCATTTGCTTGATGATGCCCAAAAACTGTGGCAGGTGTAGGAGTTTCCTTATAATAACGTTTACCATCAACGACAATAAAATCTGGACTATCTACTCTATGCATCTTGTCCTCCGTAAATTAAAAAATCAATAGTTTCCAATGCTTCAATGTCTAATGTATTTGGTATATCATCTATACGTATCATAAACAATTCCGTATCCGATTCTTTTGTGTATAGTTTTTCCAATTCATCGAAGCATTCCTTATACTTTGTATTCAGTTCAGAGAGCTTTTTATCCAAAATTTCTTTTTGCGATTCATACGGCACTATCTCTGGTAAAGCAAGTAACTCCCCAATTACATAGGCATTTCTTGACACGTTCTCGGTACCATTGTGGAGCTCTTCTCTTATTTGCATATACTCACATTTGTAATCTTTAAAGATAGCCTCAGCGGTCTTGTATACGTCCATAAGTGAAGATCTAAATCTCTTTATATTCTTTATTTGTGCATACTTAAACTTGGCACTAAATTCACCAGGCTTACTTTCTCTAATTGACTCCAGAGTTCTCAAACCGAAAAGAACGTCACCGTTTAAAACTTTCTTTTTCTTTGGCATTAGCTACCTCCAATAGCTTAAGTTATTAAGAATCTTTGGAAAGCTTTTCCAAAGATATGTGAATTTTACTTATTTCATTAAGAATAACTTTTTCCATGTTTGTAACGTTTTCCGAAAGTGCGTCATATTTCTGGAAAAGCAGTGTATCGGATTCTTTACTTCTGGTCTCAAGATCCAACATCTTACTTTTACAATCATCTTTACTAATAAAACAGGACTTAATATTACCAAAAAAGAATCCAAGTGTAACAAGTCCACCACCTAATGTAAATGCTGCCGCAACAACTCCAATTTCTGTCATTTTCTCTTAGCTCCCTTAGGCGAATATGTTAGCAGTATTTCCGATTATAGTTTGCATTTTCCAAGACCCTACGCCAGGACTATCTTTTGTACCTTTCCATTCTGCATATCTTTCTATCGGACGTAAATCAAGATGAAACGAATAAGCTACTCCGTTGAAATAAAAGCCTAATCCATTAAATCCAGCCCTGATTGCAAGAACCCTCAATAAACGTATAGTGTCTGGAGTCACAGGTCCATCTCTAACGTCAAGATGAAAATCCACAGCTTCTCCATTAGGATGCTCTGGTGAAACATGATTACCAGTCGTTAAGCCGTTTCTTATCAAGTGAAACCTTCTGTTCAATTTCGTTCGTACTTGTTGTAAACAATGCATTGTGGTCAACTTAACATTCCGTAAATCAGCACCAGTATTGATTACCTCTTGAGGAGTAAAGTTGATTATACCGTAATCCTGAAAATTATTCCTAATTTGAAATAGATTTCCCATAGCTACCTCCTTTACATTACGATTATCCTACGTTTTTGTAAACTTTCGTGTTTCCTAAAAAGTCTTATTGAGCAACCTATCTTTTTGTTTAATATACCTATAATAACTGAAGGGTTATTATGGTGTAAAGCTGAAACAAAGGCTTCATCATCATTATTTTCTGTTGAAGTCCAGAAAATAGCGTGAGTTCCTCTACCATAGAAATTACTTCCAGTTCCATGACTTCTATAGCCCCCAGGTAAAGCTGTAAAGCCGGTGCTGTTATTACTTGACTGATCGTTTCCTACATGACCTGCTGTAGCGGATGCATTCCACTCTCCGCCAGAAGAGGCTAAAGATTTAGCCGCTTTATTTCCGGAAAAAGTATTATCCCAGTTAAAGCCGTTAAAGATAAGATACTTACGGAACTCATCCATTTCATCTTTTGTAAATATTTTCCATCCTGGATCTTCCACGCCATTTCTAAATAACTTCGCAAATTCTGGATGCTCAACCGTAAACCAATTATAAAGATATCCTAAATCTTCAAAATTTTCTGGATCATTGTCATATAAGCATCTTGCTGGATAGGAAAGTTCATCCCAAGGTTCACTGGAAGAATCTTGCGTCCATTCAGCACTATTGAACCTTGTATATACGTTATTTTCTGCTAAGTAAAAGTAGCCTACTTTACCGCTTGCATGGTCAGAATCATTAACACTACCCATTAATGAATCGTTAAGGTATATACTGATTATACTGCCGTTAAGGTCAACACGGAGCTTAAAATTCGTTATACCTGAAAAGTTTAAATTGTCTACAATCAATTCTCCGCCCATGTCAGACCACATTTGATTCTTAAAAAATCTTATCTGGTTATCAGGTGTTGCCCCGTCAGGATATCCGATGCGTATTCCGAGAGCATAATAATTATTTGAATCCGTAAATCTGAACACAATACCGCCAAACCTCATATTATACGGATTATCGTTTGCCCATGTGTAAACTACCTCAAAAGAACCATCATTTTTACAATCAAATTGGTTAATCAGAAAGCCGCTTAAAGCCTGAGCTGATTGTGGAAGAGCATACCCTTCAGATACAATCCAATTTCTATCGCCTACCGTATCCCATCCGTCAAGGTTACCACTTTCGTGATTATCAATAAAGCCTCCAGAATCTGGCTCTCCTACAAGAGGGATTTCGGTTCCATCCCCCATTCTTGACGGACGAAAATTCTCCACTATAAACTCATAAGGACCAACATTAACTGTAGTATAAGGATTTCCGTCAACGTCAACTAAAGGAGAAGTATCACCCATGATTATATTTGGAAATACCTGTAAAGTATTAGGCGGTATTATCTCATCATTTTCATCCCAAATAGCTGGTGATTGTGACTTATCAAGCATCTCAAAGGTTTCGTGCCATAATCCGATAGATACTTCTAAAAAATACCTATTCAAATTATGGTCATAAAAATCCAACAAACACTCAGGTCCGAAAGACAATTTGATCCTAACAAGATTGCTTCCTAAATCTTCGTAGTTAATAAACCCAACACCAATAGGCTGAATATACCAAATTTGATTTTGTAAAGTTGATAAAGAATAAGGCCAGTATATATCGAATGAAAGCACCTGACCCTGAATAGAGATATTTTCAGGATCTGTAATCTTAAAGTAAAAATTATAATGGGTTTGCGTATCTTCGTAACTGGTATAAACTACTATACTCATTTATCAAGCTCCTATTTTTCGTACTCAATAGTACAGGTTAAACTTCTCGCATCACCACTGCTTGAAGTTATCTTTAAGATAATCCAATTACCAGCGTTCACATTAGTTAATCCTGTAGTAACAAATTGTCCTGTCGTTTTGTTATCTACTGTAAGCGGACTATGTATATTATTTAGGCTGCCAGTAATATCAGAAGTAAAACCTAATTCAATTTCCATACTGGGTGTGCTAAATGTACCTTCTTGTAATACGTAACTTACCCTTTTGATTGTCAATTCTCTATTGGTAAATAAAGCAATTACCGAATCACCAGGAGCTGGTCTTTCAAGGTATATAGATTTTGTATAAGGAATGGAACTTAAATTCTGTAAAGAGATTAATTCCTCTTCGGTTAAATGATACCTTTCAGTAGCAGTACCACCTTGTAAACCAGTAAGTTGATTATGTTCCCCTATAGGAGAAAGGGTATCCCATTCGTTTTGGTTATAGATTAAGATATTTCCAGTATCTTTATTAACGGTAACAGCAACACCACTTACAGGAATTTCCGCCCAGGCTGTTCCTGTATATTCATAAATGTAATCTTTAGTCCAGCCATTAGCAGTTACACTTGATATCCATCTGTCACCTATATTTGGGTTTTCAGGTAGCTCATTTGATGGATCATAAAAACCATTAACACTATTAAGCCACTCAATACCTTGTATCAATCCTTTAACATAATCCTTAGTTGTCAAATGCGAACCAGCAGTAGGAGTAACACCTATCACTGGTGCGACAAACGGTACAGTGCCGTCAGCTTTTATGACGTTTGCCGAAAGCCTTAATTCGTTTTGGGCATTAAGTGAAAAATCGGAAGAGTATTTTAACGTTATATGCTGGGCATCAATTGCTAAAGGAGCACTAACCGTTGCTGGAGAATGTATTGTATTAAGTTGACTTAAGGTTAAGTGGTACCTTTCGTTAGAATCACCACCTTGTAGGCCTTTTAAGTTGTTATGATTAGGTAAATCATTTGCACTTAACGGAGATGAAAATACAAAACCTTCAATATTTGATCTAAGGAACCCAGTTCCTAAAGAGGTAACCTGAAGTTCTGTAATTCTTGCTTTCCTATCTTTAGCCAAGAATTTTACAGAAACGCCATGAGAATCTTTTCCTCCCCACATTCTAAAACCCAAATGTGTGTCTGGATTAGGTTCGACCGCTATCTGACGTAAACCTATAGAACTGATAGCCGCTGATATTCTACTTAAGGTAATTACTTTCGACATAACGCCTCCTTATTGCCAAACGATAATAGTATGCGCCGGCTTTATTAACTCAAATATTTCCTGTAAAGTTTCGGAATAAGAACCTGAAACAATCCATGTAAAGTTTGCCCCTACTCCACCCAATCTGTTACCTACTCTATCTCCGACTCGAAATGCAGTTTGACTATAGGATATATTAATGCTATAACCTAATTCCGAAGCATATTTGATATAGTAGTCCTTTGACATATCAGGATCCAAAAGTAAAGGATTACTCTTACCAGAAGTGAATTCCGTTTGTACGAATCTTTGCCTCTCTTCAAGATCAATTGGTACTGATATTAATCCTGTATCAAGTCCTAAAGTTTTTATCCATGCGTCAAGCATTTCTTGGCTTAATCCTGGGATACTCTCATTTTTAAGATCTACAATTCTCTGGTGTAACCTACTAAATTCTAAAGCTATTACAAACAGTAAAAGCGCAAGCTTGGAGCCAGTGTGTTCAAGTGAAGCATACGACACATCTTCCCAAGCTTCACCTAAGTCAATAGTATCTAAATGAGGAGGACTTCCTGGTGGCTGATCCTCAATCATAGTAGGAACTTTACCCATAAGAATCCGCCAAATAAATCCTTTTGGAAGTAAATTCCTTAACATATTGAAATAACTTTTAGCTGTATACTTTGTGTAAAGCCTTAAACTTTGCATCATAACTCCGTAAAGGTGGTGCTAAGTAGAACAGGAAATTCAAACGTATCCGAATCGAAGTTAATATTTTCATTTACGTTTAACGAAACACCGTCCTTAATAATATTTAATAACTGGTAATCGAAAACACCAGAAGCCATTATTGCTGAACGGATATGAGCTATTCTTAAAATGCCGCCCGGTTCACCTTGCTCTTTGTGAAGCCTATCAAGCTCGGCAATTATTGAATCTTGCATTGCAGTAGTGTATGGGTTTATACTTATTGAATACTGTAAATTTGACGGTTTGTATGGAAAAACAAATTGTTCTATATTTACATTAGCAGTAACAGGCATTTTCTTAGAAATGTGGTCTTGTACTTGCGAAGCCAGTTCCTCTGATTCACTTTTAATAACAACACCGACAGTACCTGCGCCGAGAAAAGAGGGAAATACCCAAGCGTTAATAACGCCGGGAACCTCTTTAGCCCAGCGTATATAATCAAATTTATTACCACCAGAAACAGGTAATCTTATTCTCTCAAGTATTCTTTCTCGGTAAGCATCATCTGTTTCGGTTGAAGTACCCCCAACTATGCCTTGCAAAGTTACTGCCTCACTCTCAATACCAGATATAGGGGATACTAAAAGTAAAATAGAATCCGCTGGAATATTACTCTCAATCCCGGGCTCATTAGCTGTTACACTAACCGATTGACTTAGTACACCAGCACCTACAAAATTAACTTCCTCATCTGTAGAATATTCTGAGCCAGTTTCAGGATGCTGAATAATAGTTCCTTCAGGAATACTTGTACCAGCTTCACCTGTAAATGTAACGTTACCTGTTGCGAAAGTAGCTTGCCGACGTTCTAAACCCCAAACTCTACCGTGTCTATCTACCCAATCGTTAGAAGCTTGATCTGGTAGAATGTCACGACTTAACTTTTGGATTACTCCGTACATTATGTAGAAAGCGCCAGCACAAACTAAAATTAATATATCAAGAAGTCCTCTTGGAAGTAAAGAGGTGGATCCAGTCAATCTAACCTCTAAATCCGCTTTCATCCTGCTTCTTATAGTTTGTATAGAAGGTTTTTCAAACATTTCAGTTTCTCCTTAATATTTGCTTTTCCCAATTTAAGGAATACCTAAAGTTAAGCAAATCCTTTTCAGGTCGTTTTATCCTAATCTCAAAATTAACAGTATCACCGATATAATTAACGTCAACCTCAATACTTGAGGCAATTTGCTCCTCAATCATCCAGGATAGTGCTTGTATTGCAAACTCCTCAAAATTGTTTAAAAAGGTGTTATTGAGTTTTTTCCTACGTAAAGTCCATAATTTTGAACCCACAGACTCCTCTAAAATAAGATCACCCCAAAACCCTCCTAAATCTTCTAAGCCTTCAGGAAGCTCTTCTGGAAAAACTCTTGCATCCGTAAATAATGAAATAATTATGGCAGTTTCAAGTCCTGCATCTTGTAAAGCATCCCTATCTTCAACGTCAATATCCGCAGAGTTTATATCCATAAACAATTTAAGATCACCAAAAAATCTACTCATAGCATCCTCACAACTGATTGACCTGCATTTTGTATATTAACAACTATTGGATATGTAGCTGGAGACGAGCCAATAACTCCTGAAACTACAATTATCTCACTTTGTGCATTGTCAAGAACAAAAGATTTTCCAATACTTTTGACTTTTAACGAATTCCCCTTAATGCTTCCAGAAGCTCCTACAGGGTCTTGGACAAATCCTGTAGTAGTAGAAAGCGCAAGAATAGAGAAGTTAACCCTATGATAGCCGTATGCGCTTTGTGAAGCAACCACAGTAGAAATATCACTTAACAAATTATTTACAGTAATTTCTACGGAAATAATTTGTGGATCTACTACGTATCCGAGAGTCAATCCTTCCACACAAAGAAGATTTCCCACTCAATTCTCCACAGTTAAATTACCATCATTTACATTTACCGTACCAGAACACTTAATGAATACATCATTACCTTTTAATAATATGTGTGTACCATTTCGGTTATATAAACCAGAATCTTCTACATCAACATTTTCAGGCTTTCCTTGCACATCACTGGCCATGATTATTACAGATTGCGCTTTGTCGCCGTTCTTATTTAAAATTAGTAATTGCGCATCATTTGACGGAAGTGAAAAGAATCCGTAAGGCATCAACAACTCCACATTCTCAAGTGATTCCTCTTTGGAAAGTTTTACTTTACATAAAGGAAAATCAGAATCGGTTCGCAATCCGGCTAAAATAGCCTTGCATACAATAGAGTTTATTCTACGCTTTACTGGTTTAAGTAATGCATATATATCTGATAATTTCATAACCACCCTCCAGTATTGCTTCGCTTCTTAGTTTTAGGAGTAGGCTGCTTTTTGATAATTTCTGGTTGTAGATCATAAGCCAGAGTATCTACAAAATGTAAATTACTCCGCTTTCCTTGTTGTTCTGAATATATAAAGTCAACACCGTTAAGTAGAAAGGTATTATCGATATTAAGTTCCTTATCTATTATATAATGAATTTGGTTCGGATGCCATATTAACTTATCAGAAAAAGTCCAATACGGTACCGATACGCTAAGATTAATAGACTTACCGTATCTAATTCTTGATTCCCAAAGAGCTAAACTTTTAGCCGACGCATTTGTAATCCTGTCAGTATGGCTTACACATAAAAATCTATATCTACCGAAA